ACTTCATTCTACTATATGGCAACAAAAAAAATACCTTACCTCGTTTATGTAAACGATAAGGGGTCAAAGGTTTTTGATTCTAGCCATGAGTTGTTGAAGCCAGATCATTTAGAATATCTTTATTTTAAAATGGTTGAGAAGATTCTTTTGTGGGAAAAGATGATTATGTTTTGTGAAGGTAGCATAGATAAGTTAGCTTTGATGTGCGAACCGCCAGATATGGATCATTTCTTTTACTATAAAGATTTAACTAAAGATCAGGAAAAATTAATAACTAAACTATGGGGAATAAAAATATGAACAACATATATAAGAAACTACACAATGCTTGTAATACAGCAAGTTCAGTAAAGAAAGCAAGTAAAGTAAAAGGTATGCACTTTAACCCTCTTTTACATGATGATGTATTAAGGGTATCAATGGAAGCGTTACTAGGTAATGGATTATATCCTACTTGCAGTTATGTAACAGAAGTTAATGATAAGTGTGTGATTGTTACTTGTACAATGAAGATACATGACGTTGATGCACCAGATAATTTTGTAATGATTGATGGGTGTACTGCTATGGGTGGATTAGATAAGTTTGGTACTGGTCAAGCAATGTCATATGCTAGAAAGTATGCTTTTCTAAATGCTTTAAATTTAAAAACAGGATTAGATTTAGAAGATGGCTACAACGCACAACCATTTAAACAAAATTCTTCAGAGAAATCTGTAGAAGCTAACCCACAATATGAAGATGATAATGTGGATGTAGAAGAGATAAAGAATCATATCAAAGATTGTAAAACCATTGAACAATTCAATTTGGTTAGAGACAAATATAAAGATCAGATTCAATATCTAATTAAAAATAACTTGAGAGCTTATAGACAAGTTTCAGATATAGCTGGAACTCATAAGATCAAGTTAGATAACAATAATGCTCAACAATAAAGTTGGGAAATAACAAAGGAGTAAACATGAGTGAAGATGTAATATGGGTAAACTTAGTACCTAACGAAAATAAGACAGCTGACAATCATCCTGATTGGGTTGCACCACCAAATACAAATGCACCTGAAGGCAAGAAGTGGACCATTGGTGTCAATGTAAATGGAGTTTGGTGGAATCAAGCAGGTTGGAATAACAAAGATGAGCAAGGAAACTTGGAGGGAATTACTATTAAAATGACTCCCAATAATGCAAGTGGTTCATCTAAAGCTGCACCACAAAATAAGGGGTTTCAAAAAAAACCATCTTATGATAACAAACAATCATATAAGTTTTAATTAACTTATATAAGTCTTGGAGGGGTTTTTTCTTTCTAGTTCCCTTTCGGTAGTTTTCCTCTCCAGGACACAAAAAAAATATGGACAAGAAAATTACAAATATAGATCAAGAGATTGAGAAAAAAATTATTGATGATCGTCAAAAAGATTATGGTAATTATCAAGAAAATTTTATTATGTTAGCAGAAATGTTTACTATTATCTTAGCTAGTAGTTTAAAAAAACGAGTAAAACCACACCAAGTAGGTCAATTAATGATGGCATTAAAATTATATAGATCAACAAAAAATTTTAAAGCCGACAATTATACAGATTTAAGTATATATAATAAGATGACCAAAGAGATACACAAAAAAGAGGTTGCCAAAAAGGATAAAAATGGATAAGTATAAGAGATTAAAGCATGGTGAAGCTAATTTTATATTAGAAGAACGCTTTGATGACGTGAAGAAAGCTGCAAACCCTAGCACCGAGGGTGAATTTGTAGAAATTAAAATTAATGATTTAAAAATTAATTTTACAAAAGTGATAAAGGAGCAAGATGGTAAAAATAAAAAATCGTCTGCAGAAACTGATGGACAAACAAAGAAAGAAAAGTGAGGAATATGTCCAAACAGTTCACAAAGCTAATAAGTTAAAAGCTGAAAGCTATAACTTACATTTACAAGTAGCTGAGTGCAGAGAAGAATTAATGACAGCTAGATAGTTATTAATTATTATTAAAAAAAAACTGAAGGAATATGAGGGGGATCTATGACCAAAAATAAAATATTTACTGAAATTAAACTTGCCATGAAAGCTGGACACTATCGTGATCTAACTTTTAAAGAAAAAAAAATATATAAAAACGCATTTAAAAATGGTTACAAATTAGCAAAATTACATACTAAGAAAAAAAATCCAGAATCTTATAAACCAAGAAAGATTGTAGGTTATACATTTGCTAAACCTAGTGCAAGAGTTGTTGAAAGTATTATTAATAAAATTTGTATTCGTTATGAGGTTCACAAAAAAAGTTTAATGAGTAGAACTAGAACACAAGATTTGGTTAGAGCAAGAAACATTATTCATAATCTTTTATATGAAAGATATAATTTAAACCTTACAGATATAGGTAAATATTTTAATCAAGATCATACAACAGTTTTACATTCTATTGAAATGAAGAAAGACAAACGAAGATTTTGGGATGCTAGTCAAAGCATTTGGTCAGAGTTTCAAGAATTAAAAAATACTATTTCTTAAAACCACTTAGCATAGACTTGTAAGACTTAGAACTAATAGTAGATTTTTTTTTTGATCTACTTGTACCAGCTTTTTTTCTTTTGTTTATATTATAGTACAAACCTTTTTTAGCTGTCTTACCTGACTTTGTTTTGTGATAACCTGTCATTGTTTTTCCTATTGTTAATGTATTGGTTGAAGCATAACTCATCTTTACCATTATGGCAAAACTTTTTTTTCTCTGCGTTGACTATCCAATTACCCTTATCACTCATTAATTGTTTACCACATACTTCACAGTAGCCACAAATTAATATTTGTTCTTTTGATCTAACCCAAGTTTTATTTTTTTTCATTTGATTTTATATATTGTTTAGTCTTTGATTATATCTGTCATTTGTTTCTCTTATCAAAAATTCGTTAAAAACGCAAAAAATGTTTTAGTGTCGCACCTATTCTGTAACACCCTAAAATTTTGTTGCTCTACTTTTTAATAAAAACTTTTTTTTGAAAATTTTGAAAAACCCAATGTGGTATAATGGGTAAATAAAAAAAAATAGGAGGTAAAATGAAAAAACAAAAAAATAATAAATCTTTTATTTGTCATGCAATAGGCAATAGAGGATTAATTCATGCTTGGGGTAGAGGTAAAGATAGAGTTGAAGCTGAATTACAATGTAAGTTAGCAGTTCAAGAGTCTTTACAAGAAACACCAAGTAAGATTAGACACTTACCTATGACATACGAAACTAAAGAAGAATAGTTTAAATAAAGGCGATCTGAAATATGGTCGCCTTAAATAATCTGTTTTTTTTCACACATAAACCTAGTGTAAGCTCCATATTTATTTACAAATTCTGGAGTTAAATTAGATATAAGTTCTTCTGAATATTTATATCCATAAACTGTACAATCATACATACTATTAAATTGTACTTGAGGTGTAGGAATAGTTTGACACTTATTACCTGGTGTGGTGCTACACATCAGCATAATTAAAACAATTACTTTCACTTTTTTTTATTTTTTTTTTTACAATTACAAAATTTAAAAGTTAAAACATCTTCTACTTTTTCAAATTGATCATCAATCCAACCAAAAAATTTTAATAACAATCTGTCTACCATTTTTTACAACTCCAATATCTTGCGGTTAATTTATTAGTTGCTGTAGCACATCTATGTCTAGCACGAAAGGATTTTCTTCTAGCTGGATCAGATTTTTTTATAGTCATGTTAGCATCTCCATATCTAATGAGCTTTACCTTGTTGCCTGACTTAGCTAATACAGCAAACTTTTTAGTTTTAGTTCTAGCTTTCTTTGGTTTATTATAACCTGCAAATTTTTCACCTCTATAATCTATAGCCATTATTCTAATATTAATTTTTTAATTGATTTTTCACCCATATAAATTTCTATTTCTGCTTTACTACGAATACATTTATATTCTATATGATCTTTTGATTCACGCATAGCAATTCTTTTACCACGCAAACATTCTGACATAGAAGGTTGTATTCTATGTTCTTTAATCTCATGATTAACTATCATTAGTAAAGCTATTATTGTTTCAACCATGTCCATTACCATTAGAAAATTCTCTTTGTTTGTCTTTTAATTTTTCTATATCTTTTAATGCTTTCTCTAATTGTTTAGTTATAAATTCTATATTAACTTTATTGTGCATCATATCTTCTATTCTAGTTTCAATTTTTTCTACTGTTTTATATAGATCCTCCAGAAGCATAAACTGTTCCTGATCGATTGGCTTCTGTGTACTTGCTTCAAGTAAGTCTTGTTCCATTAATTGTTTAGAAGTTTCAAGGTGTACTATTCTGGCATTGATTTCTGCGTAAGTCCAAACAGCAATAGCAATACCCATAACAATCATGATTAATGTTTTCATGTCTGTTTTCAATGATGTGTTTTCGTTTATCTTCATTTTTTTGGTTTTGGCAATGGAAGAATTATTTTTTTGTTATTAATATCTTTAGGCATTAATAAAATACTATCTCCCATTAGTTTAACATCTGGGTTCTCTTTTTTATAATCATCTTTCATAGAATCCCACAAACTTTTACTATCCTCTGGTCTATTATCTAATTTAACTGGATTAACACCTCTGCATTTAGAAACCAATAAATTAAAATTTTTATTATTTGCTAAACTTGTATTGCTATTTACTCTACCACACATTTTCATTAATTCTAGTTGTTGTTTGATTGCTACATTTTCTTTTGATGTTTTACAATCTGTACCTAGATACTTTCTAAAACTTATACTAAAATTTTGTGAGTCATTATCATAATCACTTGAGTTATATGTATGATAATCTTGTGTATTGTTTCTATCTTCAACTCTAAATTCCATTTCACCACATCTTACACCATACTCGTTAAGATATTCGTTTCTAGGATATGCAGGTCCACCAAAGAGAGCAAGGAGAGTAATCATAATAATTAATATTCCTGTAAAATAATAATTCATCCTGAAAATCTCCATACATTATCTGTTTAAATCTTTAATATCGTAATCATGTTCTCTTACTTGATCAGCAAGAGTTCTGTATAAATTTTCTGCCATCTGCCATGTAGCTTCAGCAGAAGAAAGTCTTGTATTCATTTCTGTAATTTTTTCTTCAGCAACTTTTAAATCTCTTTCAAGATTTACAATTTGTACTTCTGAATTATTAATTGTTGTTGTTAAGTTAAGTACATATTTTACAGAAGTAAAACCTCCAACTACTATTGAAGCAACCACCGGTATAAATATAAAATTTTTTTTAAATAAATCTGCAATGTTCATTCACAAAATCCTCCAATAAACTGATTGCCATTTTTTAATAACCATCTGTTAGATTTGTCATCATAAATAGCAATATCTTCCCTTATATCATCTATTGCTTGAAAACAATTATTTTGTTCTAACAATGGTAAATATATAAGATTTAGTTTATTGGAAACTGTGAACTCTGCTTGAGAGGTTAATAAAATAATAATTAATTTAGTCATTATCTACCACCACCTGTATATCTTGTTTGTTTTTTTTGTCTCTTCTCTGATTTATTTAAATTTTTCTTATGTCGTCTAGGTCTTTTTTTTGGTTTATCTCGAGGTACAAAGTGTGTAAACTTAATACGAGCCATTACTTTTTCTTTTTATATTTAGATTTTTTTTTCTTTTTTTTACCAGTTTGCTGAGATAACATACTTGTTTTTTTACTGTACTGCTGTGAATAAGATGTAGATATATTTTTCATTTGTATTTCTTCTCCCATATTTCTTGTTGAGTTAATCCTACTTCATCTTCTTTTAATTTTAATCTGCCATCTATTTTAGATATATCTATCTCTTCTACTAAAGCATATCTGTAAATTTTAGTGTCAGAATTTTTCCATTGAAAATGTAAAAGATATTTAGGTTCATCATAGTTACTTAATAAACTAGGATCAAAAGCAGATATTGTCATTTTTTATTTTAATATATTTTTGTTATAAAATTATTGCAATAATTAAAATAACAACAACAACTGCTATTGCTTTTTTATGTTCTTCCAAGAAATGTGGAATATGATCTTTTAAGTTCATTTCTTACCTCCTTTAAATATTTGTGTTCCTTTTATACCATAGATACTAGCTACAACTAAAATCCAAAGATTTGTGAACCAAGAAGGTAGCTGTTGGAATTGTTCAAAGAACTCTTTTATCTTCGCTGATGCACCAGGATCATCACTAAACACCCCATAAGCAATTACTAGTATTGGAAGCGTCAACACAACCAACACAAATTCGTCTTTCCAATCTGATTGTCTAGCTTCTAATAATTTACCTTGATACGCAGTTTCTCCACGAGCCATCTTAGTAGCTGCCATGTGCTGTGCATCTGCCATAGCCATTTTAGTTTCTTGTTTTTTTTTATAGATATGTGTTCCAGCATTCATTGCTAGTTTTATTGCACTAAACCACATTATACTAAATCCTTTGCGTTACCTATAACAGGTTTATATTTTGTTTTACCATCTTCTCTGTATGCTCTTAATAATTGTTTTCTTGGATTCTCAGCAACCCAACTACAATGCACCCAACCAGAGTTAGGTTCTCCAGGTGTGTAAAACTCTAGGATCATTTGATCCCAATCTAAGTTTGCTTTAATCCAATCAAATACTTCAGCATTGTCTTTACCTAAACATTCAAAGTCAACCGCTTCTGCTTTAGTATGTTGGCTTGTTAAACTTGAATTAATTTTTATGCACAACTCAGGAGAACGAAAACAACTTGTAACAGTAACTCTACCAAAATGATCTCGAACTGGTTGTAAAATATTTTCACAAAGTAATTTTAATTTTTCTACTTGATCTGCATTAGGATTATTATCTATACCAATTCTAATAGCTGTATCTGATTTAATTAATTCTGAAAGAGAGAAGTTACGAGATAGCTGCATAAATAATTTTTACCTTTAATCTTTTTTGTTCTTTAGTTCTTGGTCTACGAATAAGACTTCCTGTTCTTTTTCTATCATAACCATCTTTAGCTTTATAGTTTGATTTTCTATAATTTTTTGTTTTAACATCATAAGCATTATACTCACCTGTGGTCATATTTAAAGTAACAATATCTATAGGTCCAAGTCCTCCAAGAGGTGTAAATACAAGGATATTTGGGTCTTTGGCAAGTTTAATTTGAGCAGAAAGTTCATTTGTTAATCCAACTGTTGCTGTTTTACGCCTAGCCATTCCATTTAAAGAAACCTAATAAAGCTCCTGCTAAACCACCGATTATAATTAATAAATTTATAGCACCTTTACCCTTTGACATATCACTTCTTAACTCTTTAATTTCTTTACGCATTTCATCTATTGCTTTAAATAATGTTTTCATTCTTTCAGCACAAATTTTTTCATGGGTAGATAATCTAATTCCATTATGTTCTTGTAAATTTAAATTAAATTTTTTCTTAGTCATAATTATTTTGCTGTTATTTTAATATTATTTTTTTTATATAACCAACACATATTTTTTATCCTTATTAACTAATAATGTTAATTAAATTATTATCCTAAGGTTTAGGATTGTCTGATTTAACTTTAGCTATTGCATCTTTCCAAGTTGTAGTATTATTAACTGTGTCATGGTATTGCATATCCATTTGCTCTTGCCATGTTGGATAAGCTATTTCTCTATTTCTTGAATATGATTTAGCATCATGAGCAGCTTTTAACTCTACTTGTTTTGCTAAAATTTGTGCGTTGGTAATATTAGTTGGGTTGTCATCATGCCAAGTAATTTGGTTAATATCATCTCCTTTAACACTTACTTGTGCATCTGATTTAATTGCTACTATTGCCTGTGTTATATCGTGAAACATTATGCTAGTACCTCCATAACTGTAATAGTTGACATACAATATGCCGATTGAGCATTATCAACATTTGAAGCATTAAGATAAGCTGTACCATTATATTTTTGCCATTGTACCTGATAGGTAACTGCTGAAGTTGTTGATGGTGCATCAAGAAACATTAAATTACAATTTCCTTGTTGATAACCAGATCGTCTTGCTGTCCACGCATTTGCTGCTTGTTCACCACCACCACCAGTATCTGTTCCTAGATAACTGTTAGTGTTTCCACCAGATATTCTAAAATAGTTTATTCCATTAGCTTCGCTATTAACCATACCAGCTAAAGAAACCATAATTAAGATTTTGCTAGAAGTTGCAACAGGTGTAATTGCCTGTGCAAGTCCAGTTATATCTGCATAAGTTCCATCAGAAGTAGTACTAACTAGAGTTCCAAGAGTGTCTTGTAATACTTGTCCAATTTTTCCACCAGAAGCAAGTGTTTCAAAAACTGGAGGTGATCCAGCACCAGTAGAAGTTAATACCTGTCCATCAGAACCTGTAGCAACTGCAACAGGATTACCAGATGCGTCATAAGAAATTAAATTACCATCTGTACCAGAAGCCATCTTTGCTAATGTTATTGAATTATCAGCTACCGCAGCTGGAGCTGACCAAGATATATCTGTTCCATCAGAAGTTAATATTGTAGCAGCACTTCCTTTAGTTAAAACTGCTGTTGCAGCACTAGCATTACCATAAATAAGACTACCTCTGCTTAAAGCATCAAGTTTATTTATTTCTGTTGCAGTAGAAGTTACTGCTACATCTTCATTTATTTTTGGTGAAGTTAATGTTTTGTTTGTAAGTGTATCTGTTGAAACCAAAGATACTAAAGTTGAACTAGAACCAGCTGGTAAAGTTAAAGTATTAGTAACAGCTGCCGAATGAGGTTGTGCAATTACAATTTGACCATGTGAATTAGATTCGCAGTTAAATTGAATAGCACCTGAATTTGTATTACCTTTAACAGTTACATGACCAGTACCATTAGGAGCTAATTCTAAATCTCTATTAGAAACAGTTGAAATAGTTTGTTCATTAGTGTCTAAACTTCCACCTAATTGAGGTGAAGTATCAGATACAACATCTGTTATACCAGAACCATCAGTACCAGAGTAACTAAAATGTACTCCAACACCATCAGTATTAGAAAATGTACCGCTTGAAACTATGTGAGTTACTGGAACTTTAGTATAGCCACTAGCATTAGTAACAGTACCAGAAACCTTAAATGTTGCGTAAGTAGATGCTGTGCCTTCTTTAGTTATTGTTACAATTCCTCTTGCTGTTGAGTTTACTATGTCATCCCATGATTGAACATAACTAGAAATATCAGCAGAAGCATCATCCACATCATCTACATATAAAATTGATACACTAGATAGTGTTCCATTATTAAAAGCAATTTTACCTGCACCTGGATCAGCATCAGAAGTTGAGTTATTCCAAGTCATTGAAAGTTGTGAGTTAGTACCAGCAGCTCCAGTAGAACCTGTTGATCCTGTGCTTCCTGTAGATCCTGTTGTACCTGTATCTCCTTTATTACCAGACCTTGAAAAATGTACTGATAATTCGTCAGCAGCACTAAATGTATTATTACTTGCTACATGAGTAACTGCTAATTTATTGTAGCCACTTGCATCTGTAGAAGCACCAGTTATATTAAATCTTGCATAAGTTGATCTATCGTTAATGTCATAGATCATTAAGTTACCTCTAATAGTAGATGTTGAATCATCCCAAGTTAAAACATCTGTAGATGTTGTTACTCCATTAGCATCAGCATCATCTATAAAAATTACTGTAGCAGATGCGTATGTACCATTATTAAAAGCTATTTCTCCAGCACCAGGATCTGCATCAGATGTACCTGTATCAAACTTATAAAAATATCCAGGTATTGCTCCATCTTCTCCAGATGCTACAAATGAAATAAATGTTTTATCATCATTAGCAAAAGTACCAGCACTATCAATATAGACTAAAGTTATTTTTGAATAACCACTAGCATCTGTAATTGCACCAGTAACTTTAAATACCATCCAAGTATCTAATGTATTTGCTTTTGATATTCTTATTCTTCCTCTGTTAGTATCATTACCTGTAACATCATCCCAGCTTTGTACCCATGCTGAAACATCTGTGCCATTAAATTCTAAATCATCTATGTACATTATTGTTGCACTAGAGATTGTTGCATTGTTTAATCTAAATTTTCCTGCTCCAGGATCTGCGTCTGCTGTTGTTGTTGAATATTGAAACATTGCACTATCTCCACCTGCTGGTAAAAAATCTGCAACTGTTGTTAATACTTGACCTGTACTGTCAAATCCTAAAGTTTTTGATGCTCTTGTAGCAGCATCATCTGTAAATTCTGGTGTTGTAATTGAGTTGGTACTAGATACTTTAAATGATCTATTTAACTCTTCTTGCATTTGTTGGATAGTCATTGTAGCTCGATCCAAACCCTCTTCGTGGCTTTCCGCAGGGAATGGATCATTAGCGATATAATCTATCGCTTGTGTTTGCGGAACTTCTCTTCTGATAACTACTGTCTCACCTGTTGCTGGGATGTTGCCAGATGTGAAAGTTATTGAACCTCCACTAGCATCACCTGCACCAGCTACTGTATAATGAGTAGTTAATGTTTTAACAGTTTCAGTTCCTGTTGACGATCTAATAATTACTTCTAAATCTGTGT